CACAGTCAAAATATGGTGAAAAGGAAATTTTTGTGAAAGTTGAGAGCTTGCTTGTCGAGCATAAGCCTAACTGGGCTCCAAGGGTGATTTTCAAATCTTCGGATTTGAATAATGCTCTTGCCGGGCCTATATTCAATGAGCTCATGGCACGTCTTTCAGGCGTTTGCGATGCCATGAGTGGAAAGTATAGGTTTAGGCTCGCTTACAAGAAAGTCCCAACTGATTACACTGATTTCGTTTCCCAGGGACCAGGAGAGTATGTTGAGTGTGATTTCAGTTCTAATGATAAATTACAGTGTGCTGATGTCATAATTTTGGAAATGGCTTTGATGAGGAGATTGGGATGTCCCGAATGGTTTGTTAGGTTGCATGCTACAACCAACAAATTTGTTGTCAAGAATAGGGAGCATGGTCTTTGGGCTGTCCTAGAGAACATGTTACCTACGGGATGTCCTGATACCACCTTTAGAAATTGTTTCTGGAATATGTGCATTTTGTACAGTTTTTTGGTTAGAATTGATGCGAAGCGTTGTAGGGCTATTATATTGGGTGATGATATGTTAGCTAAGGTTGACGGTTTAAAAAGGTATGCCGCAAAGACTTATTCCAATGTAGCCGCCGAGGCCCGCATGGAGGCCAAAGCGTTTAGGCGTAAGTATTTGTTGCATTGCACGTTTGTCAGCAGGTTTTTTGTTCCTGCATACTCTAAGCATCTCACGATCCCCGTTCTTGGGAAGAGTATGGCCAGGTTCAACATGCGGGCGAACAATAACCGTAGCTTAACTGACGACCAGTATATGGCCGGGAAGGCTATAGGTGGCGCGTACGAATTTCGTCATCTAGAACCTATCCGCGACGCTTTTATCTGTCGCTTTGATCACCATTGGCAGCGGGTTCTTGCCCAACGTCAAAAGGACAAGCACTTGCCTGTCGAGTTGTCATGGAATGCCAAGAGTGCCGGGGTCACGTTAAAGAATATTAAGGAAAAAATTTTTAACGTTGATTTAATTCCGGACCTCGATTTCCATGGCTTTTGCTTTGACAGGTATGGGCTTGGTTCTGATGAGGTGATTTCTTTATGCGAAGATATCATACTTTGCACTGACAAGTACGATTTGTCAGGCACTGTTGTCGGTGTGATGGCAAGGGATTTTCTCCAGTAGTATCATATTAGGGCAATCCGTCCAACGATGGTAAACCTGCAGTAATTTCTTGGCTCACGCC